TAATACGGATGAAACAAAGCCGACAAGAGAAGAAATTGAAGCAAAAATTTCCGAATTAGATTTAGCAGAACCGATGAAATTATTAAGAGAGGTTAGAGACGATATGTTATTACATACAGATTGGACTCAAAATGATGATATATCTTCTGAAACAAAATCAAAGTGGGCAACTTATAGGCAGCAATTAAGAGATTTACCAGCTACAGCCGATACAAAATTAGATTCAAATTATAATTTAGATATGACTTCAATAACTTGGCCGACAAAACCAAGTTAAGAAACCCGCCGTTTTACAAATTAGCTTTTTCGATTAATATTTAGACGTATTAAAAAATTCTTATGTCTATTTATTCTGAAAAAATCGAAGCCGGCAAACAAGAAATTCAAACTTTATCAAATCAAATAGCCCAATACGATCAAGCAAGGAATGATTTACAAGTTCGACTTCTTAAATGGCAGGGCGTTGTTGAATTTTTAGAGGGTGAGGAGAAAGAACAGGAGTCAACTCAAGCATCAACCGAAGAGGTAGAAGAGCAAGCCCCGCAATAAAACAGATAACAAACGTATGCTTTAACGCTTTAAAAATTGCCTCTTCCAACATGTTTCAAAAAATTGCTAATGTTGCCGCCATACTAAGCCTAGTTATGGTTAGCGGAACTATTGGGTCAGCCTACTTCGGATACAAATGGGTTACAAGTCCACAGGGTCAAACAAAAATAAAAAATGCTGTTATGGGTGATCTTAAAAAAGCAATGCCTGGACAGATAAAACAACAACTTCCAAAAACTACGGGGATCGGGTTGCCTTTCTAAAAGATGCCTATAGTTGCCGCCCTGCTTGCCATTATTATTTATTGCGCTTGTGCGTTTGCAATGTATAAGCATTTTATGGATCGGATTCCTAAATGACTGAGATTCCAGATATAAGAATTGAATCAATACCAACAATAAAAATTATAGATATTCCGCCAAGTCAGGCTTTAAGGTTTCCAGCTCCATCAATACTTTTACCCGGTTGCTATAAACAACACCGCGACGCTAGGCCGACTAATACACAGATTATTGAAGACGACCCCGGAGGTGCTTACTGGGTATGTTCTAACGGCCCATTGCCAACAATAAAAGCGCCTGAATATAACCCCGCGAAAATAATTTATTCGAGCGATAAGGAAGAAGAAAAATCAGAAAATAAACCGCCTGAGTTTAAAGCGGAACAACCAAAGATTCCAAAGCAAGAAAAAAAAGATGATGTGTTTGTTCCTTGCCCTGGGCCAAAAGATCAACGAATAGGAGACTTTCGTAATGAAAAAAGACTAGAAAGAGTCAAGGCTCATAAACTTAGCAATGATGGTAGTGAATGTATAACCCTGTATGAACCAGTCACATTCGTTGAACAATATCTTCCGAGTGGGGCCACGGCTTCTTTTACTGCTGCTACTGCTTTGGTCGCTGCCACTGTTCCATTATTGGTTCCTGTTATCAAAGCTGCCGTAAAAAATATAGTTAAAAAACTTACTGCGAAGAAGAAGAAATAATCTTATGGGTATGGGGTAAGACTTGATTGGGCTTTTCTATAATCTCAACATCTTTGCAAATTGAATAATAAGGGCTTGATTTTTTCAGCCTATAACCTTTCGCAAGTAGCTCCGCACAATTCTTATAACGTGCGATGTGCCAGTCCATTTCAAGGTTTAATAGTTTTTGATTTTGTAGTTCTATTTGTTTATTAGCAGCCCTCAAGCAAGCATCTTGGAATCGCCTATCAATTGGAATTATGAAACTTAAAGTGATCCCACTATTTAAAGAATAAGCATCCTTATTTGTTCCTGAATGGTTGCGCTGCATATATAAAATATCACCGGGGTTATCTGGTACACCGTCGCCTATTGCGTTCCCCTCGTCGTCAAAATCCCCGACTAAATCGGTTGGATCATATACCGGAGTCTCATAGGAATGATTAAAAGGTTTCATATAATTCACCCCGAATTGTGTATAAGGTTGTAGGGCCATTGTTGCGCCTTGACATTGAATCTGTTGCGGCCCGTAGCTGTTAGTCGTCATGTTTCCGGTAGTCTGTTGAATTGCAATATTTGAGACTGACCCGTTGTTAGATTGACTTACTGCATTGGCTAATACTTGTGAAGGGAATAAAAAAATTAACGCCGCTATTTTGTAAATATTGACGTTGCGGTGGTTGTCGTTTGGGTGGTTTGCTCGCGAGTTAAAGATGTGACGTTGGACAAGCCTGGAGAACTGTAACTTTCTACAAATTGAAAAGCGTTCCCCGATGTTGGGTTTGTTAGTGACCAGTTTGGTTTGGTTGTGAAATCTTGTCCAGTCCATTTATAAGCTACCCCGTCCGTTGTTCCTGAAATTTGCACCGCGTCCATCGACATATTCCCGCCGTCATGCGTAATGCCTGCCCCACTGACCGAATAGGAAAACCCAGTATTATAGTCTTTTGAAACGATTGTCTCAATCGTCGAGCTTGAACTGACCGTCGTGCTTGACATCGTTCCGGTAGTGAAGCCGCCAATAGGATTTGCGAAACTAGGCGTTGCATATAAGAAAAATAAAAGCCATAAGCGTTTCATCAATCCACAAATAAAGAGGTTGTATGTTGACCGGTTATCGTTGTTCCTGTTGCTGTTCCTGGGGTAAGGGTTAAGGCTCCATCTCTACCGACTCCTATAGTTCCTGTTCCGGCACTTCCGACAGAAGTAGAAGTAACATTTGAATAGGCTGGTATAGCTCCAGTGGTAATGCTGTTAGTAGTTGTATCTCCTGCGGTATGCGACATTGAAAAAGTAAAATCTTCTCCCTCAGTGCTTTGTGAAGCTGTTACGGCTGAAAAGGCATTAACTCCATTAGTGACCGCACCAAGACCTCCTAGCTCATTTGTATCGTCACCCACTGCAACATCAACTCCTGAACCGCTAATCGAGTACGAATTACCCTGACGAGTTACCGTTGAACCTGGTGCCGCGATAGTGATGGATGCGCTCGACTGGATTGTATGGGTTAGGTCACTCCGGGCCGGAATAGCTACCAGAAGAAAAGCAAAGGGGATTAAGAGTTTTTTCATTTAGTTGTAGTCGTAGGTGCTTCAGTACGAATAATTAATGGTTGCTCAACTCTTATAGTTTGAGTTTGTGAGCTGTTACCAGGAGTTCCATCACCGTTTTGGCTTGGCCCACCTTCCCCATTCTTCTTTTTCTTTCCACCTCCTGCTCCAACACTGATTCCGAAACCTGCGAGCACATTTCCCAAAAGACCCGCCGCAAATGTCGCATCCACACGTTGATCGGGCCAATCCATCCCAAATATTTTTGAAGGCAATTTTATGTATGCAAGGCTCAATATACATAAACACCACAGAAGAATTAGTGATTTTGCTCCAGCACCGATGAGAAACATTATCTTCTCTTGGTAGTCGGGAGTGTCATCATCTTCTAATACGGCTACTTCAGGTTGCTCTGATTTTTTAGGGTTAGCTGTAATAGACATAATTAATGCGTATGTTATCTAATCGTAATAATATATTAACTACTGTCTAGTGCTAATGGCTATCCCTATAACTGTTAAGGAGAACTCTGATCGTGTGCAGATTATGAATGAACTTTATGAGCTTGATGAAAGATCAAAGGTTGGTCATCCTCATAGAAATTGTTTTACTGGATTAGGTCAGGAAATTTCTGATTACAAGGAATTTGCTCGTCAAATGGCTAACTTTGAGAAATGGAACAAAAGGAATTATCCACTGTAGAGAATTGCCCCTGTCCTCATTGCGTTGAGGTCCGTAATCAAAGGGATAGACTTGAGCAATTACAAATGACTAAAGTGGTCGTTAAGGTATCGACTGATAACAACTGCTTTTGAATAATGTGCCTTTATACCTGTTATTTTTGCTAATTCTCTACTAGATAAACTCATTAGGTTCTTTCTCATTGCTTCTCGTTTGTTTGTTGGAGAGCGATAAACAAAAGGTGATCCGATTAGATCAAGTAGCTTTTTCATAGCATTGAAAGATCTTTAACTCGTTGAAGGGGAATTGCTGCACAAGCAGGTAATACTGAATTTCCTAGTGCTTTACTTCTGTGTATCCGATTTCGTAGGCCATCATCTCCTCTATGAAGGATGGGTTCACACTCATACTGTCGCCAACTTTTGTTAATACGTCTGCAATCCTGTGTGGGCCATGTCGATCTATGTACCCTTGACCTGATCTCCCTTTGTAATCGGTTGCAGTGGGGGTAGGCAACAAGCCACCATCTATTTCTGGTATGACAAGCTCCAACCATTGTTGCTGGAAAAGTTGCCCATTCCGCATCAAACCCTGCTGTGTAAAGCTCTCTGAGTACGATGTCCATCCCGTTGTTAATGATCGCTGCCACGTTTTCCATGACGATGAATCTTGGTCGTACCATGCGTATGACTCGCATGAGGTCATAGAACAATCCTGATCTTGTTTCTTTAGTAATTCCTTTCTTTCCTCCAGCTCTACTGATGTCTTGACACGGAAATCCTCCGCAAATAACGTCTGCTGAATATATCTCTGGTTTGTAGGTTTTGATGTCGTCATAGATAGGTACATCAGGCCAATGTCTTTTTAGTACTTTCTGGCAGTAAGGCTCACATTCAACAAAACTGACTGTTTTAAATCCTCCTACTAACGTTTCGGCTGCATAACTAAAACCACCTATGCCAGAAAAAGTATCAATTAATCGCAATTCTTTCATTTCTTTAATGCAGCCATAAGGAGTTTTGC